AGTGCTTTACCTTCTTATACTGGCTCCGCTGCGGACTTAAGATGGTTTGTTATGAATAACAGCGGTCAAACAGAAACCTTTAAATACAGTGGATATTCAAGTCCATTTAAGACCGTAGGAACAAATAATAGAATTATTAATTCAACTTATGATAGTGGTTTAGTTAATGGTGATAATTCAATGATTTTAGGTTGTGAGGTGCCATTTATTTCAGGTGGTAGTAATAACGTTATTATTGGTGGATTCCAATCTACTATAATTGGAAATGCATCTTATTCATATATTTTATCACAACAGGGTTATATTAGTGGTGGAACAGGTAATGGTATTTTTGGTGCCGCAGGTAGTATTGGTGGTGGTAGTAATTACAACTCAATATTAGGTGGTGTTTACAATACAATGACTGGAGGAACAAATTATTCCGCAATGATTGGTGGACAAACTAATGTATTAACAGGTGCATTTAATTCCACAATGATTGGTTGTCTTAATAGAACATCATCATTAAGTAATACCACACATATGGAGAGTTTGTATATGTATGGAACATTTAAGAATCCTACATATACAGGTTCAGCAAATGATTTAAGATGGTTCTTAATGACTGATAGTGGTGAAACAACAACCTATAAATATAGTGGATATAGTAGTCCATTTTTATCTACAGGAACAACAAATAAAGTAATTCAACCAGTAGATGGTAAAGCATTATTACAAGTTGGTAGTGGTAATACATTTAATGATTATTCAAGCACAAATCTTAAAAATGCTATTGTTATTGGTAATAGAAACAAAGTTGATGGTGCCGCTGATACACCAGTAATGTTTATTGGTAATGATTTAGATAGTCAGCAGTTCGGTTCATACGCATTACACATAGGAAACGGACACTACGCATCAGGTTCTTACAATTTAAGTATTGGTGATAGTGGTATAGAAATGAACGGAAACTATGGTTTAATCATAGGTAGTGCTGGTGGTAGTCAGGCTCATAAATCTTGGGGTGAATATAACTTTAATTTAGGACAATCAAACCAAACACAAGGTATTACAGGAGCATATACATTTGGTAAAAACCATACAATATCAGGCGGTCAGTGGGGTGGTATATTTGGTGGTATTGGTAATAGTATTAGTTCAGGAAACTATAATTCTATTCTTGGTGGAGAAAATAATAGTATTACTGGTGGAACAAATGTATCAATGATTGGTTGTTCAGGTAGAACAGCAACAAGAAGCACAGCAACATTTGTGGAAAACTTAGTGGTATTCAACTATGCAGGATTAAACTTTGTTGATGATACTGCCGCAGCAGCAGGTGGAGTTGTATTAGGACAGGTATATCACAATAACGGAGCATTAAGAATTAGAATTGTATAAAACAAAATAGAAATGGTATATCTAAATCAGGGAATATTAAACCAAGCAGCGGTCGTAGCATCACGAAATAAGTCATTATCAAATCCGACTTACCTATGGTCTATGCAACACAAATTGAGTGGTCGTCAATGGAGGTTCATTCCTTATCGTATTATTCCCCTGACAGATTATACACCTGGTTATGACCTATTTTGTATTACGGTAACAGATAGTCAACCAGAACACTTAACAGGAAATACATCGTGTGGTCTATGTGTTGTAGACCTCTATCCTGGTGAATACTACTTGAAAATTTATGAACAAGTAAGTCCCACGAATCTAAACCCTATGTTATCCCACGATGTGGTTAATGAGACAATAGTAAACGTTGTAGGAACAAATCAAAACGAACCCGTTACTTATGAGTCGGGTGATGATATATTTATCATATACAACGTTGATAATACACCTTAATTATGATTAAATTAGATACACTACAATTCGGAAACATTGATACCTCAACAAGATTCCTTGAAAAAATAAACAGGGGAGATTTCTTTGTCCGTTGGGGGATTGATAATATGGAGATTGAAAGATGGTTGGACTATGTAGATTTTTCACCAATCCATAAAGCTTGTATCTCTTCAAAGGTAGACAATCTCGCAGGTAGAGGATTTACAAACGATTATCAAATTAACTCCAAAGAAAGTATTAACGATGTTGTTAAACAGATGTTTTGGGAGTTTTTGGTGAGCGGTAATTTGTTCCTTGAAATTTTATGGAAGAACGAGCGAAAAGAAGGGATTGCGGGATTCCACATTATCCCTTCAAAGTATATGAGAGCGGGAGCACCTGAACCAGGTGAGATTCGTTCCAACAAATGGTTGTATTGTGAAGATTGGGCAAACTACAGATTGAAGAATGTGGGGGTAATTGAATTTCACGAATTTGACCCAAAGAATTTTGAGTCACGTCAGATTGTTCATATCCGTCAGTATCAACCTGGTTATAGATTTTATGGTGTTCCAACTTATTTAAGTTCAATGTTGGATATTAGATTATCACACGCTATTTCTGCATTTAATCTTAGCAACATTATGAATGGCGCATCGCCATCTATGTTCGTTCACTTCCCTATGGATGCACCTGATTCACAAAATGAACAGGAAGAGATTTTACGTAGATTAGAGGAACGTTACCGCGGAGCACACAATGCGGGTAGAATTATCGTTAGCTATGGAGAAACAGCCCCAAAGATTGAACAGATTACCCCAACGATGCAGACAGGTGGTTACGCAGAGATATTTGGATTGGTCCGTGAAAACATCTTATCAGGGCATCAAATTGTTGACCCAAGTTTAATCGGTCTTCCATCACCAACAGGTTTTTCAAGTCAATCAGACCAATTAAAGACCGCGTATCAATTGTTTATGAACACAACCATCATTCCAATGCAGGAGTTCATTATTCGTGAGTTAAAACCTTTGATTCAGTTAATTTATCCTGAACAAACAATAACATTAGACATAGAACAAAACCAAATTATTAAAGATGAACTATAACGTATTACTAATTTCAGAACAGGAGCTAAAAAATAATACTCCAATCACGGAGAACGTTGACGTTTCCGAGCTAAGATTTAGCATTCAACAGAGTCAACAAATCTTCCTGCAGGAGACATTGGGGACAAATCTCTATGAGTTTATTTTGGATTTAGTAGAGACCAATCAAATTAATGATATACAATACATCAGATATAAAGACCTGATTAGGAACTTTATTAGACCGATGTTGATTAGTTATAGTTATTATCTGGCACTTGATAATTTTTATATCAAGTTTGTTAACGTAGGTTTACAACAGTTCAGGTCAGAACAATCAAATCCAATTGATTTGAAGACCTTACAATACCTTAAGAACAATGCGAGAGACAACGCACAGTTCAATGACAACCTTCTTCGTAGACACTTGGTATTCAATAACCAATGGTATCCACAATATACATTGGTGGAGAACAACGGACAATTGATTCCTGAGTTTCAGGGTGCATTCAAGACCCCAATCACTTTACCTGGTGGTCACCAAATTTTGGGTAACTATGGTATTCGTGGAGGTAATGGTGTGTTTGACTGTTCAATACCCTGGTGGTATGGCGGACGTAGGTCAGGTGAGTAATTACAACTCAATACTGATTTCATTGTCTTCAAGAAACAATGTGTAATCAACATATACATTATCATCGTCATCGTGAATGTTCCAAGTCCTGATGGTGTATTCACGACCATCTTCCGTTGTAATGAAGATACGATTTGAGTAATCTGATTCCCAATCCCATTCAAATATATTTAACGGGATTTGTTTTTCAGTGAAAATCTTATCAATTAAGACAAGACATAAATGACGATAAGAACTAAATTCGTTTGGGAGTGTGATGTTTTCCATATTTCAAAGATACTTTAATTATTTTACTTAACCAAATTTTCACCATCAAAAATCAAAATCCAATTGTAGTTTTTGATTTTATACAACAATTCTTCAGATGAAATGTTTCTTCTGTTTTGACCAATTGATGCGGTTCCAACAATGATTTTGTAATTACCATTTTTGTATTGTTTATCAATGTTGATGAATGTGTTGTTCCACTCATAACCATCTTCATCAATCACTTTGAATATCTGTCCAACTTTCAAATCTTGTTTTTCCATATTTCAAAGATACAAATTATTTTTATTATTACCTAATCATCTTAAAATTTATTCCTGAGGTAATTGATTCAGAAGTATAAGATTCAAGTTCAGTTTGAATACGACCTTCCTGTGTTAGTTTGGTCCAACGGTTAAATGATTTACGTTTCCAATAGTTAATCAAATTCTCCAAGTCATATTTGTTTGGTTCAGGTCTAATTAATTCCTCACCAGTTAGGATATGTTCTTTTACATTTGTAAACCCGAATGTGGACATATAGTAACGTTTCTGTTGTTTGGTCTCACATTTCGTTTTTAAGAACACTTTGAGTTCATTGTGAAGGGTTTTATCATAAACCTTAATATGATTCATTAGGATTGAAATAACCTTGTTTAATTCACGTGATTTGGGTGAAGATGGTTTGGGGTCAACCAACATTCCTTTCCAATTTGGATTCCCATAATGTTCACGACATTTGTTTCTTAACTCAAAGTAGATTTCATCAATGGGGGTCAACAAGTTTGTGGATTCAGTAAGACCCTTAAACTTAATGTAAGGTTCAAGTCCATCATACTGAGAATTGGTTTTTGTATTTCCGTATAGTGACGTAGTTTCAAATACCAAAATGTTTGTTCCATATTTCTTATTAAACATTTCCCTAACCTCATTTGATATACAAACCAAAGACATTAGTTTTCCACCAAGATAGTTAAACCCAAATGGTTGAACAGGAACGATTGTCTGTCCGTTGTAGATATGGGGATTTACTTTATCCAATCGTAATGATTCACCAAAGTATTCGTTTCTCGGTTTAATAGAAGACACTGGTGATGATATTCTAACAAAACCAACCCAAGTATTGGTTGAACGTTCTTTAAGACCTACAGTGAGTTTTCTACCGATTTGTGATTCTATGGGGAAGGACGCAATCTGTGTCGTTAGTTCAGTAAATTCTTTTGAATCTATTTCTACAAGTTCCAAGTCCATATCCATTGGATTCATTGTGTAATCATTGAACACACGACCATCCACTGGTTCTAATGTCATATTATTAAGACGTTCAAGTTTCTTTTGTAGATAATAATCTGTTATATCATTCAATCCCTCATAAAAGGATTTGAACCGATTCATCATTTGATAAACCTCTTCTTGTGTAAAATGTAACTCCATAATTCAAATATAGTAAACTTTTTTTAATTAGCAATAAAAAATCCCCAATTAAGGGGATTATTTTTATTTCCTAACTACTACATTACATTTAAGAATCTTACCTGATTCGGTTATTCTACTACTTTGTTCTTGTTGGACCGATAACATCACAAAGGAGTTAATTTTCACTGGTTCCCACTTAATCAAGTCATAAACCAATTGAACATCTAACACGGTTTCATCACCTGTAATGGATGTATTGGTGTGTAGTTTACAATTCCATCCTGTGAGTAATTTTCCATCTTCATAACTCTTCCAAACTAATTTTGGTTCAGTTATGATTTGACCAAATAAAAAGGTCTCTTTCTTTTCAAATATATTTTCCATATTGTATTATTTAATCGTGTTAATATGTTCGTCAATTTTCAAGAAGGATTCACCCAATTCTTTTGTGTAACCATCTTGAACGTATTTTGCCATCATTGTTGAAATTTTGACAACATCACTCAAGTTTGGTTTTTTGTCAACCAACTTAAAATATTCAATTGTCGCATTGATTTGTGATTGTCTTACAATCAGTTCCTGTTTTCTATCTTCTTGTGATTTCATATCTTAAAAGGTATAATAAGTTGAAAAGTTTTCAGTATCAATTTCAATATTGTCTAAATAGTGTCGGTCTTGGATTAGGACAACTCCTTTGGTGTGTAATGGTTCATCAAAGTATTCATTTAATGCATCATTAAACTCATCACTGTCCTCATCATACTCACCTTCATAACCATACTCTCTCAACTCATTTAATAAGTCCTCAACACTATCAAACTCTTTTGTAATGTCGTAGTCGGCTTTCACCCTAATTGTTTTTGTTATTTGTATCATATCTTTTAGTGTTTGTCTTTTAATAGTTCTTCGTATGCTTCCTTCTCCATTTCAAGTTGTTGTTCTCTATACAACTCATACTGGTAATCTTCATCACCATCTGTGTTTCCTGGAAATTGTTTTAACAATTCCTCCATAGTCATTTGTTCGTAGTTTCTTTTCGTGTATCCCATAGTTAAAATATAGGAAACAGAATTTATTGAGTCAAATTTCTGGTAAAAAAAAGGGAGAATTTCTTCCCCCCAATATAACAAACACATCACAGTTTATTTTCTTTTAAGAACCAATCTCCCAAATCTCACCACCATCAAATTCCTCAATACAATCAACCCCATAGTCCGTGTATAAGTGACACGGTGAATCAACATTTTGTTTCTTCAGTTGTCTGTGTAAAATCTCATTTCTAACAGGACAGTTGAATGTGAACTCAGGTAATTCTTTTCTTACCTTGAAGGTCATATTCGTTGGGTAGTGTTCAATGATTATCGTTTTCATAGTTCAAATATTGTTAATCTTCTTCTTCAATTTCAATTGTAATGGAGTATCCCCCATCAATTCGTTCCATTTCAACCTCATCAAATAGGTTAGTCATAAAGTCCCACAGTAAATTTACCTTTTGGTCCTGTGTTAAGTCGGGGGTGATTGTGTATTGTTTCATCTTACAAAGGTCGGTTAAAGTTTTGACAATTCCAAATTCCAATGATAAACTTTTGACAATTCAGCATCACCCTCTTTGATTGAATCAAGGACCTCATCAATCTGTTCTGGTTCAACTGTGGTCATCTCCAACCACACTTCTTTGGTTCTGTTAAGGACCACAACGATGTCCCATTTCGTTTTGTTTGGTGTCATGATAACTGACAAGTTCCTCAAGGATATTACGTATTGTTTCATAATTCAAAGATAGGGGTTTATATTCAGTTATACAAATTAAAATTCAGGTGTGATGAAACATTGGTCATTGTGATTGAACACAGAACCACTCAATCCCAATTCATCGTTCTCAGAGAACAAAACAGTGTTGTAGTAACCAACAGACACAAAACGACAATGTTCATACATCTCGTAGATATCATAGAATTTCATTTTAACAAGTTTCTTGTAATCAGTGTTTGTGAGTTCAAAGAAGATTCTCAAGTCATTTTTTCCTTGATATGTTTCAGTTTCAAAAGAGATGATTTTCATAATTCAAAGTTCATTATTAGTTACGACATTACCAAATACTCACACAATAATTCTTGAAAATATTCTTCATTGTATTCACCTTTGTAGTAAGACAAAACCCAATCAACATCATATTCCAAATCTGAAGCGGTAAACAAAAAGTCATCAGACATTGTTTCAATCACATCTTCAGAAGTGAAACTTTCCATATTATGGTTTTCATCAAACCATTTGGAGAATGTTTTTTCCATCTTGTCTTGTAGTGTATCACCATCAGAAAAGTATGCGGGATGTGACTCGGTCCAATTGTTGAAGTATTCCATTACAACACTTCTGTCTTCTTTATTCAATTTTGATAACTTATCAAAATTCTGTTCAATCAATCTGTTTTTCATATTTCAAAGGTCGTTAATTATTTTACCATAAACTCATCGTGGAATGTTTTACCAGTAGTCGCCATCATCACTTTACGACTTTTTGAATTGTTTGGACTGAACTTACCATCAACAATAGTGTATGAAGCATTTTCATTAGGCCAAATGTAAGTTGTGTTTGGATTAGAAAACCTCAATACATTCTTGAAATAATCCTCCTGTTGTTTTTTTTGATTTGGGGTCATAGTCGTAGTTTTTATAGTTGTTTAGTGTCTTACAAAATTACTTAATTAGTTTGACTTATCCAAATATTTTTTGATAATCTCATTACTTGAACCTTCAATACGTTCACATTCAAGGTTGAATAGAATAAACTTTTGATTACGGATAGTTTTCCAATGAGTATCGTGAAATTGTTTGTATACTTTAGAAAACAAGTTTTGTTGTTTTACAGATGATTCGTGAAGATAAGCAAATCTCATCAAACTATCTTCTGATAAAATCAACCAACCATCATTATACGATTCTTGGAACTTGATGTAGTTTAACATCATAGTTTTGGTCCATAAAGAACTTGGGACATCAAAGTGAGTTTTACCTCTCAAACTTGTTTTCTTGATTGTGTTTTCCATATCACAAAGAAACAACAAAAAACTGATATTACAAAATTATTTTGTGTTTTTGATAAAAGAATTGTGGTAGTCCTTGAAAATCTCATAATCCAACTTGGCATCAAAGATATCACCAGAACACTCACAGTGTTTGTCTAATTGAGTTTCTACACAATGGATGAGTGTAACCTTCACTCCATCAGTAAATTTGATTTCTACCTGTTCTGTGGAGTAAATTACCCCACCTATAATTGTATTTGTCTTCATATCAATTTGTGTTTCATTAGGAATTGCTCGTGAACGGTCAACTCACTATTTAAGTCATATCCAATATTCTGTAAGATAATCTTTGATTGTTGTTCAACATATTCATTTCTGTCTTGTGCTCCCTGTGAATAATTGATGACCCTCTCATCATAAACAATTTCAGAACACTTTTCACAGAACATTTTGTAATCACCTTTTTTGTTAATCTCAAACTCCGTGTAAATTACATAGTCCTGTTCTTTGGAACACCAAACATATTCCTCATCATCAATGTATATTACCTTTATTTTCTTGTGGTATTTCATTTTGTAGTTGGGGGTAATCTGTTTCCTTCCATCTCATCTTATTCGCAATCTTGGTTATATGTCCACGACTAACCTTATACTTTTTGGAAATAAGTAAATGGGTGTAATTCCCTGTTGATAACAACTTACGGATGTTTCTAACTTTTTCAACTGATAATTTTATTGTTGCCATATTATTTGATTTTGTGTTTCGTATTGAACTGTTGGTGTATGGGTGGATACTCCATACCAAATTTATATCCAAGTGTCTCCAGTAACCTCTGTGCCCCCTCAAAGTCATTATCTGATAGTGGGTCTAACTTAAGGTAATCCATCTCATTGGATTCTTCCTTATTCTTTTTCTCGTAATGTATTTTACAACGGGTATCTATTTTGAATGGTCCTGTCTTGGACTTATAGAAATTGTCTTCTGGTTTGTATTCTCCACATATACGACAGAAGTAAACCCAACCTGAATCGGTTAACATTCTACGTTTAAGATTGATTTGTATTTTCTCTTGACCCATATTGTATAAATATCCACAAAAATAAGAAAAATTACTTAAATAATCAAATAATTTGACTTTATAGAAAACTATAGTATATTTATTTGTATGAAGAGTATTTTAATAGATGAAAAAATACACGGTATGATAAAATCACATTGTGTAGAGAATGGACTCGTAATGAGAGTTTTGATTGAGAAATTAATAGTTGAAGAATTAAACAAAGAAAAAAATAAGAATAATGAAGGATAATAACAATATAGTATTCAGAGCATCTTGGTTCAAAACACTTGATAGGTGGTCACCAGAACTTGTTAAAGAATTTATTACTGTGTTGGATTGTTATTATCACAATAGACCAATTGAAATAACTAGTGACAGGGTTTTGGATATGTGGACAAACGCACAACCTTTGTTAGATGGTGATAGAGAACGATATACAAAAAGAGTTGAAGTAAACCGAGAAAATGGTAAAAATGGTGGTGCTCCAAAAGGAAATAAGAACGCATCTAAATCAACCGAAAACAACCAAGAACAACCCAAAACAACCAAACGGTTAATAAAACAACCGAAACAACCCATAGATAAAGATATAGATAAAGATATAGATATAGATATAGATATTGATAAAGATATTGAGATTGAAAACGAAACCGAAAAGGATATTGATAAAACTAAATTGAATAAAGAAGATAAAGTATCAATACACTATATTATGGATATTGAAAATTGTTCTTACGATGAAGCTATGAATCTTTATCTTCAACAAAAACAATTAATATTTAATTAGTATGATAGATAAAGATACGATAGAGATTGCTACAGCGAACATAGTAACACCAGTAGCGGTTGGAATTACTTTAATGAATCCAGTAACATTATTAACAATAATTTCAATTCTTAGTTCAATAATACTTAATGGAGTATTAATATACAAAAATTTGAAAAAGAAAAATTACCAAGATACTACAAGTTCTAATTAGAATTATTATATTTATAGAGTTCTATAGTGTAACCCATATTGTAGATAGATGTCCCCAAGTTAAGTCCGAAACTCACTTGGGGATTTTTCGTTATATTTATTAATGAAGGGATTCCATTGATACTGCTATATCTACTACTATTCTTCTAAATTGTTTGTCCATCCCTTCAGTAGAATAATTTTAACCCCCTCTAAAACAGGGGGTTTTTTATTTTACAAATGGTCCAAAAATGATTATATTTATGATAATGGAAGATATAATTGAATTAACAAAAGATTATTTCAATAAAACTACTATGGAAAAAGAATTGATACTACGACAAGTAATGGAGGATATGATTATTATCATCAATGAGAACGATTTGAATATTCATCAAGTAGAAACAAATTTGGATAAAATAATAAATGACTCAACGAATAATGAGGATTATGAAGTATCCGCATTATTCCTAAAGGTAAAAGAAAAAGTAAGAAGATATTATGGGATGTAATTGCAAATCAGGTAAAGAACAAAAGATTAACAACCTAAACTCAATAGACCATCTAATGGTCGGAAAAGATGTGGTTGATAGGATTATATCAGTTAAACCATTTGAGGAGATTACAGACCTTGATTGGGTGGAAATATACCAAGCACACTCACAACTCTATCCCAACGCAAAGGGTGTGACAGGAAAAGAAGATGCAATCAGTGGAATTCAACACGCAATGGGAAACCTAAAATTAAAATATAATATAAAGTAATATGGAACAAGAAGAACAAGAACAACCAAAGAGAGGACGTGGAAGACCACGAATAGAATCCTACATAATGCCTGAATGGAAGACCATTATATTGGACGCGGGTAGGGAAGGTAAACACATAACCCAATTCCTCATTGAACTTGGTTTATCATTTCAATCACACAGAAATTTATTGAATCGTTCAAAGGAATACAAATTGGTTTTTGACGAATATCAAAAGTTATGTGAACACTGGTGGTATGAGAGAATGTATGATTCAATTGTAAAAGGTGAGTCACATAAATTTAACCAAAGATTGTGGACCATCATTATGAAGAATAAGTTCAAGGACAATTGGACAGATGAAAAACAAATTGACATTACCTCAATGGGGGAAAAATTAAATTCAGACAACAAAATCAGTATTGAGATAGTTAAATCAAAAATAGATGAGAGACCGGAAGTATAAGAACTTAGTAAAAAAAGGTTGTGTTTTTAAGACAAATAACAATTATGAAAACATCAATTTCAGTTCACAGACAATTGATAAGGTTGATTTCAGGTCAGTCATATTATCTATGGGAGGTTGGTTTATAGTAGATGTTGACTATAAACCAAGAAGGAAGATTGAAAAGTTATTACAACAGATTACAAACACGATTAAACTTAACTCTAACAAACATTACTTCAATGGGATGATTATTGATGTTTCTGAGATTCCTGAGACATTCAACGAACAAAAGAGAGGGTATGTAACCTTTGAGTTTACAATCTTCATAAACAAGGGGATTAGGTTTAACAAAACAGAAATCACAATGGTTATGAATGAAATGATTAAAACAATCTATAATGACTATTTCAAAGAACCAATAGATTTTGAGATAACCACAGATAGGGATTATTTTAGAAGTAGATTGGAAACAATAAATTGGAATCCTGATGAGTATTTTCCTGGTGATGAAACACCAGTAAATGAGAGATTATGAACATACAGACCACAGTTGTATTTGAGGAGTTAGTCAAATCAGATGAGATAGGGAAAAGGATTGTGGTTGCTCAAGGGGGAGCACGTTCAGGTAAGACCTTTAACATTTTAATTTGGTGGATACAGAAATTATTACAAGAAGATAAAAAGACATTATCAATTGTGAGAAAAACATTACCATCATTAAAGAATTCTGTGTTAAAGGATTTGGTCCAAGTGTTAGAAATGTTTGGTTTATATGACCCAACAAAGTTTCACAAACAAGAGGGGTATTATCAATTGGGAACAAATATAATCAATTGGTTTTCTGTTGATGAACCACAAAAGTTACGTGGTAGTAAAAGAGATTATTTATACGCGAACGAAGCGAACGAGCTGAACATTGAGGATTGGAATCAGTTAATCTTCAGGACCACAGATAAAGTCATTTTAGATTTGAACCCATCAGAACTATCTTGTTGGGTTTATGAGTTAGACAAAAGACCTGATTGTTACTACTTCAAGACCAACTATAAAGACAACCCATTTATCCCACAGAACATCATAGATGAGTTAGAATCGTTAAAAGATAAAGATACTAACCTTTATAGAATCTACACGTTGGGTGAACGTGGATTTGCTACCACACTGGTATTCAATACTTGGAACACAATAGAGAGAATCCCTGATGGAATAAAACTACTTGGATATGGAGTGGATTTTGGATACAATGACCCATCAACAGTTGTGGGGGTATATCAAGATAATGATACACTATTCTTCAAGGAACTATTATATTCAAGAGGATTAACAACACAGGATTTAATTACCAAGATGGAACAATTGTCTGTAGATAAAACAGATTCATTTTGGTGTGACTCTTCACAACCTCAAACCATAGAAGAATTAAAACGTAGTAAGTTCAACGTAAAACCAGTGAACAAGAAAAGTATCTTACACGGAATTGACTTAATCAAAAGACATAAAGTGTTTATTACAACTGATTCAACAAATACACTACAAGAATTTCAATCCTATAAATGGAAAATTAATAAAGACGGACACTTACTTGACACCCCTGAAGACAAGGACAACCATAGTATTGATAGTATCCGTTACGTATTAGAATCCACAATAGGAAATAAAAAACCAAAATTTACAATAATATGATAAAAGTAAAAGTAGATAATATTACAATAGATGTTAATCCTGAATTAACGATTGAGAAATATCAAAAGATACAAAGAAACCCAATTAAGTATAATGACCCCAATGAGGTATTATCGTTATATTTGGATTTACCAATTGATGACCTTAAGGACTTACCAAAACAAGATGTTAAGTTTGTTGAGAATTACATAACAGAACAAATCATAACGAATGACAAACAACAGGTTCACGTGACATTTGAACACGATGGGGTATTGTATGGAATGGAGAATGATTGGGGAAATATCAAATGGGGTCAATGGGTAGATATGGAAGTGTTTTCACAACCAGATAAGATTAACGATAATATCCATATGTTAATGTCGTTGATTTACAGACCTGTAATTAGTCAAAAGGGGACAGAGTATACCATAGAACCTTACAAGTCATCAGAGGTCATTAAAAGAAGTGAGGTGATGAAAAATGTCCCTGTCAAATACTGGTTTGGTTGTTCTACTTTTTTTTTGCATATAAGTCATCAATTAGTAGAAAATATAAAGAATTCTTTGGAGGTGACGATGAGGTTGAAAAGGATATTGAATCCGATACTGAAGAAACTACCACGATTCCTCCATCCGAAGCGACTGCGAGATTCTATTTCCAACTGACCTATCAGTTAGCAAAGGAGGATTTAACCAAGTTCCATCAAATAGAGGAGATGAGTGTGTATTTATGTTTGAATACTGCATCGTTAATTAAGGATAGAATTATCAGTGAACAAAACGAAATGAAAAAATTAAAAAATGAAATGAAATCAAACCGATGAATGAATACATAAGTTTCCATAAAGTGTTGGACTACATAGAACAATTCCAAGAACAATCACCAATAATGAATAGTTATGGGTATGGTAACTTGGTAGATTTCACAAGAACAATAAGTGGTGATACACAAAACAGTCCTGTGAAATATCCTTATTTATTTGCAGTTCCACAGACAATAGAATATTCTGAAAATACAACTATCTATCAGGTTAGTTTGTTATTTACAGATATAATCAATACGGACTATATGAATGAAAAAGACATCATCAGTGATATGTCTTTACAAGCACGTAGATTCCTATCTTACATCAAAAGGGGTATTGAAACATTCCCTGAGTTGTATAATAACTTTGATATTGAATTACCAGTCCAAGCGATTCCCTTTATGGAACGTATGGGTGACCACGTAGCGGGGGTTGCGATGGACGTAAACTTAATCGTATTTGAAGACATCAATGCGTGTGATTATTATCCAACTCCTACTCCATCTGTTACCACAACATCAACTCCGACTCCGACCCCCACTGTAACACCATCATAATATGGATGAAGAGAACATCAAAACACTTATTGTTGAACTATTAAAAGGTTCAATCCAAAATGAGTTACGTAAAGTTAGACCTTCACGTGCTTACGATGGAAGACCAAAACCAATTAGTGGGAATTATTTTACAAAACTATCTGACAGAATTAACACAGGTAGATTGTATAATTCAATTGATGTTTATTTTCAAACAGATTTCTCAGATGGAGATATGGAATTGGTTGTGGACTTTGGGACTGCGGAATATGGATATTGGGTAAACAATGGACGTAGAGGTAAGTTACAGGGTGCTAAGTATCCACCATTAGCAGCAATTCAACAATGGGCAAGACAACGTAAGGTCGGACAGTTCAGAGACAAACAAGGAAGATTTATTTCAAATAAAAGTAGAGATTTCTTATTACAACGTTCAATTGGAGAGTATGGTATTTACAAAACGGATTTCGTTAATAAAGGTGTAAATAGAGTATTGGATGATGTCATCTATTACTTGGGGGTTTACGCACAAGAATACTTCACAAAACTTTTGGAAGATAAAAAAATAATACTAAGGGTTGGTTCAGTTTCAACACCAATAACAATATGAGTTTAATATTCACAAATACACCAACAGATTTTCAACCCGTTTTATCAGATGGGTTATTTTTCACCACATCATCAGACACATACAATTCATTAACGACATTCAAGTTTAGATACGTTTATGATTTATATGTTGAAGGGGTAAAGGTATTCACAGGTAAATGTTCACCAAATCCTTATGGACTTGGGATAATTGACTTACAACAAATATTGGAAACTTATTGTTTTAATAATCCAATATCACAATGGAATACAACACCAATCTATACACATACAACATTCCCATTTTCAAGACCTTACTATGATGAAACAATTAGTTATTTCATCAGATGTGGTTATGAATATTCATCAACAGAATTAGGACCAATTACTGGTTTTACTGGTATTGGAAATCAGATTGGAACACCACAATATACATCATCATCATACAAGACATTCCGTTCAACGATGGGTGTTAATGGTAGAGCAACCCAAGAGGATTTCAACATCAATCCATTTGTAATGTCAGGTTCACCATCAACAGTAAACCCAACGACATCAGGATTGTTTTTGACGAACGCTCCAAGAACACAGGACATAGGTTTTGACGATTATTACACACTTGGATTTACCAACTATTATATGGGTGGTAGTTTATTATCAGAAGGATACTATGTGAAATATACGTTCTATGATAATCAGGGTTCTGAAATCACAGGAACTACATACGAGAACATCACAACAAACGGTGGTGGTCCAAGAACAAATTGTAATCAAGTATATCAATCTTTGGTTTTAATTAACCCTGCGAGTGAAACGGATTTTAATACTTTATACGTTGGATGTGGAACTGAGAACATACCAAATTTCCCGTCAAATTGTGTTCAATACACGGTTCAGCTATTTGGTCATTTCACAGGAACAACAACACCAATACAACCAACTCCGACTCCGACACCTACAAGACCTTTGACTCCGACTCCGACGCCTACTCCTTCGTCAACTCCTTTGTGTATGTGCACGGAATATTATATTGAGAACACAGGGGGAACAAGTGCTAACGTTTCATTCGTAAATTGTTCAAATGGTCAATCACAAATATTTGCATTACCATCTTTACAAGCAACTCAAATCTGTTCTTGTTCATTACCAACAAGTGAGAGTAGTTTAATAATCAACGTTGTTGGAGGATGTTACGTTCCACCAGCGACCCCGACTCCGACTCCATCACCATCACCTTGTGAATGTGGTGAATATGAAGTAATAAACGAAGGTTCAAACTCACCTGTATTGTTCTATACATTCTGTAATGGTTCACCAATTGTAATCACACTTTATCCTGGATATAACGAATTATTATGTGGATGTGTTGGAACATTCTTCTGTTCTGACCCTAACGTATCAATCACCTACGCAGGACCTTGTTAATATTAAATTTATGGGAATTATACCACAACCAAATCCAACAACATATACTCAGGGGAACTGTTCAGGTTTTACCCCTGTAAGTGAAATATTCACATTCAACGTTAGTTGTCAACCAACACGTTCATCAAATCAACATCTTCAGTTGATGTTTTTGAATCGTTATGGTCACTATGATTATTACAAAATGTTATTCAACCGATATGAAGGTATGAACATAACAAGACAGACATTTAATTCTTGGAATATAGATTGGGGTAGTTCAGACCCAAACAAAACACAATATTCAAGAGGTTTAACAGATTCAGAAGTGATGATGGTTCAAACTGTCGTTGTAAACTCTGGTTTTGTAAATCAACCAACGTTCCAATGGTTAGAAGAACTATGGACATCAAATCAGGTTTACGAGATTCAAACCGATGGAGGATTGTTCCCTGTAAATATTATTAGTGACACCTTTGAGAGAAAAATTGAAGGTAATAGAACTTTATACAATTTGGAGTTAACTTACGTGTATTCTAACAACATAAAACTATTAGGTAAATAAATTACTTTGGATACTATTTTACTTGTAAATGTCAATGGAGTATTTCAGAGGTTAGACATCTTTGAGGATATACCAATTACTCTAACTATACAACAGAGTGACTTGTCTGATTTTACATCAAGGAGAGTCCCTTATTCAAGAGTGATAGAGATTCCTGACACATCCAACAACGCACTCATCTTTGAACATTACTTTGAGGTTAATGGAACAGATTTTAATCCATTAAACAAATTACAATGTGTTGTTCAATACAGAGGGACTGACATATTTCAGGGTGTGTTAAGAATGAATGGTGTATTGGAAACAAAGACATCACGACTTTATGAGGTTTACATTTTGGGGGAAGTAGCGGAATTCGCTACCGAACTACAAAACTTAACATTACAAGATTTGTCTTATACGGACTTAAATCACCAACACGTGTATTCCGCAATCACCCAATCGTGGGAATGTAACGGAGATGGTGTGAGTGGTTTATTTGGGGGTAAGATTCTGTATCCAATGATTAACTATGGATTGGATTATCAAGGTCAATCAAGTGGCGGAACTCCAACGTTCAAATATTCATTTGACGAACCAGAATCGTTTGACCAATCCACATTCGCAGTTCCTGAGAAGATGTGGAAACCCGCAATCCAATTGAAGAATATGGTGGACAGGGTTTTCAGTGCAACCACATTTACATACACATCAGAGTTCTTTAATACGGATTACTTCAAGTCAATTTATTTTGATACATTTCAGAATGGTAAGATTGGTATTGAGGAAGCATCCGCTACTACGAACCAAAACATATTCTTAGCCAAAACTTTATCGGGAGAACAAATTAACACATACCGACAAAACACAATATTGGAATTACCAATGTTTGATTTGTTACCAGGTTGTTACGACCCATTGAATAACTGGTCAAACCCATCAGAGTTTGGTGGTTATTTTGAAGCACCCTATAACGGAACATACTCATTCAATTTTAGATTCGGTTATCAGCTATTAGACGCAACAATGATTAACGGTGATTTCAACATCATAGTTAAAAAGTCAACTGACCCAAATAACATATTGGGTGGAACAACCGTATACACATCTCCAACTTATGACTTACCTGGTAAATTATCATTACAGAATATTAACGTATTCTTTAATCTGACATTACAATCAGGTGACAATATCAAAGTTTATATTCAACAGAATGTTCCATACGTTTCAATAGGATTTACAAACCAACAAAGACAATGGAGGATTGCTCCCTTTGATGATGGGGTGATAAATGATGAGAGAGTTAGATTTGAACTATACGATTCACCTACATTATTTGGTAGTCAGTTGGTCAATATGAAATTGGGAATACCAAACTTGAATTGTTTGGAGTTTCTTAAAACATTAATCACAATGTTTAACTTGGTTGTTATTCAAGATGGAACAACAAAACAAGTTAAGATAGAACCATACAATTGGTATTACAACGATTCTGAGAGGGATGTAAAGGACTTTACACAGATTTTGGATACAGATGTTGTTCATAGAACAGAACCTCTGTCATACGACCTTAAAAAGGAAGTAATATGGACAAACAAATTTACCAATGATGAATTCTTACCGAAACAATGGACAGACCAGTATGACTTTGTTTATGGTAGAAATAAGTTTACAAGTTTTGATAATGTATTTAATGGGGAACAAATCTATGAAATACCATTTGGTTCTTGTCCTACATCGGGTGTAACAAACGGACCAAACTTTATTATTCCAAAATACTACTATTTTATTAACGGACAGGAATCACCATATTCTACAACACCTCACATATTCTTTTGGGTTGGAAATAGATACGCATACAAAGATTCGTTAAAGACACAACAGGGTTCTTGGTATATGTATTCTGGTTCTACCACAGTAGAGTGGACAACTTACCCTTGTGTTTCCCACCTATCGTTGTTGGATAGTTCATTTTCAGAGATTGTAAGTGACTTGAATTTCATACCAACATTTGATTTCTTTGGAAATAACAACACACAAATATCACAATTTACAACATATAACTTATACAACCTTTGGTGGGAAAATTACATCACAAATATCTATTCAAGAGAAACAAGAAGATTCTCTGGTAAATTCTTTTTCAGACCAATTGATGTATATGATACAAAATTAAATGATAAGATTTTTATCAAAGATGCGTATTACACGATTGAGAAAATAACGGATGCTAATTTGGTTAATAAGGTAAACACACAAATATCTTTAATCAAAAACATATTCCCTTATTACAAAGTAATACCACCATCTCCAATATATTTCCTTGACCCAAATGAAGCATATCCTGGTTTTGAACCTGAGTTCTTAACGTTGTGTTACGTATCAACAGATTCAACTTTGGTATGTAGTTCAACCTCACCATTAGAACAGGTGATTACATTCGGTTCAGGAACATTAGAAAATTTCAAACAAGTATGGTATGACAACGGAGTATCAGTTCAACCATTACCGATTGGAACATTCATTAAACAACAAAACGTTATCAATGGACAAACATTCGTAGTAGTGGATTCCAGTGGTAGAATATTAGAATACAACAATTGTTAAAACAATGGCGAATAACATAGCACTTACATTTACAGTCAACGGAGTTGAACAAACAATTAAAACCATAGGTGAATTGGAGACCGCAATCAGACAAGCGAAGGAAGAATTATCGGGTTTAGAAATTGGAACAAAAGAATTTGATGCATTACGAGTTAAGGTTCGTGCTGCAGATAACACATTAAAGAACCTACAAGAAACGATTGAAGGTAAAAAGATTGAAGAGACAATTGGTAGATACGCGAAAGTCGGTTCTGCGATTACAGGTTCATTTGCAGCAGCACAAGCTGCGGTCTCTCTATTTGGAACTGAATCGGAGGAAGTAACAAAGGCTGCGGCACAAGCACAGAACCTTTTGACCTTCGCATTGGTAGGTCGTGAGGTTGCGGAGGGTGGTGTTGCAGCATCAACGATAGTAGCGGAACTCGCAACCAAAGCACAGACCGCATCTACCCTTGCAGCGGATGCAGCGACCAAACGTTTCTACGCAACCCTTGCAGCAAATCCATACACCGCAATCTTAGTGGGGATTGGTCTTTTGGTTACCGCGGTCGTAGCATTTGGAACTGCGACAGATGACTCAAAAAAGAAATCAAAAGAATTTGCTGACCAAGTATTAAAGGATAGTGCTAAGGAGGTTACTGCGACCAAACTATTAATTCAAACCGTAAATGACCAAACCTTATCTACTGAAACCAGAAAGAAAGCGTTGGAGGATTTGACAAGTAAATTCCCGGCATATTTTGATGACCTAAAACAAGAGGACATATTATCTGGTAAGGTTAAGATTTCAACACAACAGTTAACGACTGCGATTATTCAACAAGCACAAGCGAGAGCACTTCAAGGACGTATTGAAGAGAACACAGTAAAACAACTTGACCTTGAGGACAAATTGAACAAAGCGACTTTGGAACGTGTTAAATCTGAAAAGTTATTGAGGGATGCGAGAACTCAAAGAATCACTGGTGGTGGTTCAGTTGCGGGTCTTGGTGGACAAGGTGTTGAGGATTTTACATTACAGAACAACTTAAATAATGCAATCGCGAAAGAGAATCAAATAAGAAGTGAGAAATCAAAAATTGATAAAGTTATTATCGCGGATTCAAATCGTATTCTAAAATTAAATCAACAGACGGACCAAGTCATTGGAACTGGAACTGAAGAAATTAAAGACAATACTGATGCGACCAAAAAGAACACATCCGCGAAGGAAGGAAACGTTCAAGCAACCGAAGAACAACTTAAGTTACAAAAACAACTTGAAGATTCTTTGAATAGTCAGATTGATGGTTTAGAAAAAACTGCGGAGATATTCAGGAAGATTGGTGAGAGTCAATCAGTCAATGTTACTATTCCAAAGTCATTAGAAATAATCAGAGAGTTAAGGGGTGCGATTGATGGACTAATACCTAAAAAGGTTGAAGATGATTTTGATAAGATTGGATTAAAGATAAAAATCACCGATGGTCAATTCATTGAATTATCCAACACATTAAAAGACACACAGGATACTTTTGGAAATTTTATAGAATTAACAAGAAAAGAGTTTACACAGGAAGCATTAAAATTTGACCCTGATAGATTTGATGTATTCACAGATTTCAAACTGAATGAAGCATCCCTGTTACTACAAAGTGGACAGATTACAAAGGTTGCGTTTGATACGTTTGACCAATTGGTAAAACAATACAAAGATTTCAACTTTATCATTAAAGAATTACCTGAGAATGTTAGAAGTATTTTTACACCAGAAGTATTACAAAATTATTTAGAGTTAACAAAAGAGATAGGGATTGCGACCCGAGAAATTGGTTATGATAAAGTTGGTGATGATATCGTTAAAGTTGAAAATTCAACAATCAGTTTAACAAAAAAACAAGACGAATTAAAAGAGGTATTAAAAGTTGTTAGTGAACAGTTGATTAAAGGATATCAAACTCAATTATTTACTGATGGATTATTTGACCCTACCAAGTTTGAAACGTTAATAAAGGATTTGGTAAGGACTGGAAAACTTACAGAAGAACAAGGGAAAAAACTAAGTGAATTTACCGTTGAATCACAAAAAGATGCAACCAAGTTAATTAATGAATTAGCGGATGAACAAGTCAAAGCGTTAAACAAAGTTGTTGACAATATCGTAAAAGAAGAAAATCAAATTAGAGAATTCTTATTCTTAATTCAGGAAGAACGTAAGGGTGCGTTAGAGAGACAATCAGAAGCGTTACCCCGTGTATTCCTAAACAACTTAGATTTACTTGATAAGGAGTTGTCTAAAGCGGGTGAAATAACCATTAAGACAGAAGAGAGTATTGAGAAACAAAGGGAGAATATAATCCAACAATTTGGTGAAAGAAAAATTGTTTTAACAAAATTAACTCAAGAAGAGATTGATAAGATTATTGAATTCTATTTGAATAAACAAATCAAACAAACTGAAGAATCAACAAAAATACAAATCAAACGTCTTGAGAATTTCAAACAATTCTTGGCAGAGTTTCAAGGACTGGTTGGTCAGGTTAGTCAATTAACAACTGATTTATATTCCAATGAATTAGAAAAGTTGGATAGACAGAATGAAGAAATCAATAGTAAGATATTGGGGGATTCAGAACGTGCGAATGAATTGAGATTAGAACAGGAAGAAATCTACAACAGGAAAAAGAAACAATTGGAGAAGAATGCAGCGAGAACCGCATTACAAATCTCCTTAGTCCAAGCGACCGCGAACGTAGCGGAAGCGGTGACCAAAGCGTTGACCGCGGGACCTGTATCGGGACAAATCCTTGCGGGTATCAGTGCAGCGATAGGATTGGTTCAAGTTGGTGTGATAGCGAAACAATTGACAGAGGTTGACTCTTACCAAAGAGGTGGTATAATCAAAGGACAGGGTGGAATGGTTGTAGGACCATCACACGAATACGGTGGTGTTAAATTCCAAAATGGTGGAGTGGAATTAGAAGGTGGAGAGGCAGTAATTAATCGTGTATCTACGATTAAATATGCAGGACTTTTGAGTCAAATAAATCAGAATGGTGGGGGCAAACCAATATCAGTAACCAACTTTGATGACTCAAGAATTTTGGAAGCACTCTCAAGACAGAAGAACGAACCATTGAGAGCATACGTAGTGGAATCGGACATTACAGATAAACAACAGATAACACGTAGATTGGAACGTTTATCACAGATATAATTAAAGATATTTATTAAAGATGTTAAGAATAATAGATTTGGACATTGATGGTTCAATTACTGGTGACACAGGTGTTTGGGAGGTAGCGTGGGTGGAATACCCTGCGATTGAGGAAGAGCTGATGTTTTTTGGAAGACAACAATTCTACGTAGCACCTGAACGAGTTTCAAGTGTTGCGTGTCAAGCGATTAAACAGAACGAAAAACGTGGAAATCCTGCAGCAACCCAAACAGGAAAAGTTCGTGGACAACAATTATGTAACAGGAATGAAATCTCATTGGAAACAATTAAGAGAATGAAATCATACTTGGAACGTGCGAAGGTATACAACACAGACAATTGGGATGACAACGGAACTATCAGTTGGAAACTATGGGGTGGACAACCTGGTTTAGATTGGGTTGATTCAATTCTTAAGTCATTGGAGGGTAAGGAGGAACTAGCGGAAGTGGGAGAAAGAGGGGGAATAAGAGAAAGTGATAAAGCACCAAAATCAGATACACCAAACAAAGACCCCAAAGGTGAGGGAACTGCTAAGGGTAAAGCGACTGACACTCGTAGTGCGGAGGTATCAAAAGAGGTAGAAGAAATCTTACAAAACAAGAGTGATGATTTCAACGAAAGATATAAAGACAAATTGGGTTACGGTGTAAATCTTGGTATGTTAAAAAGTGTATACCAAAGAGGTGTGGGTGCATACAACACGTCACACTCACCAGAGGTTAAATCAAGTCAACAATGGGCACTCGCTCGTGTAAACGCGTTCCTATACATTGTGAAAAACGGTAGACCTGAAAATTCAAAGTATACAGGTGATTATGACTTATTACCTGGTGGTCATCCTAAAAAAAATAAGGGTGAAGAAAAATTTGTTTATCCAAATAGTGGTGAATCAAAAGATGACTTTATTGGTAGATGTATTCCTTATGTTATTAACGAAGGTAAAACTCCTGAGGAAGCAGCAGGAAAATGTTATGGAATGTGGGACCAAAAATTTGTAATCGGTGATAAAGTATCATTTGATTGGGACGAAACATTAACAGACCCAAAGTCAATTCCATTATTGGAACAAGAACGTAGAAGAGGTTCTGTAATCTATATCATCACTGCACGTCAGAATGTCACAGAATCAATGAATTTATTTGGTTCTAAGTATAACATACCTTCAAGTAGAATTATTGCAACAGGAAGTAATCCTGAGAAGATTAACAAGATAAATGAATTGGGAGTTATTCGTCATTATGATAATAACCCTAATGTAATATCACAATTGGGTAAAAGGGGAATCAAGTTTGATTACGACATTTCCAACTTACCAGATTATGTAAACTATCCAAATTCAGGAGACCCACAATCAATGTTAATAAAACCAATCATTGGTGGAATGTATATGTCTGAGGATTGTGGATGTATGAAAAAAGAAGAGTTTGATTTACTTGGTTATATTGATGGTCAACCAATATTCTCCACTTCTGAAGAAGCGGAACTTTACGGTTCTGAGGTTATGAATTGTTCAGGTTCACACGAACATCAAGACGAAGATGGAAACATTGTTTATATGGCGTGTGAGACACACCCTGAGAATTTCAGTTTTAGTGTTGAAGATTATTCTGATGAAGAAAAGGAGGTTGTTCAGCTATTACAACATTTACGTAGAACAGATGTAGAGAAATTTGAATCGGTTGTAAGTTCAATGAACGGAGCAACCAAACAACAGGTAATAGAACGTAATCACAAAAGACCAACAGTTTATTACCAATACGAAAGAGTATTAAATGGTTTCCCTGACAGAGATTTCTGTATGAGTATTGAAGATAGATATTTCCGTAGAATGGAAATTGACTTATTGAGAGACATTAATGAAAAGTTTGGACACAATGGACAACCGTATTCTAAGTGGTTGTATAAGGGTGGGCCACAATGTGTTCACGCGTGGCATAAATACTTGGTTCAGGAAGATGTATTTTCTGATGAAGGTATGGCGACAGGGGTCGCAGGACAACCACCACAGTCATTACCAGGAAAAGGATACTATCCAGGAACCCCACGTTATCAAGCAAACCTATCAAAACAGGACATCAAATTATATGATGAATTGACACCGATTGGTTGGGTTGCGGATTTACCTTATTACTACGACCCGATACTCGCGTCAGACGCGTCCTACCTTTTGGGTTGTGGGGGAATATATGAACAGATGGAAATTGATGGAAAAACAATATTCCAATCTTGTTCAACAAAGATGAAAAAAGAGACACCAAAACAAGAACAAATCTTTAGAACAATCAAAGAAAAACGAATGGTTTACACACCACTAATGATACCAAATATTTTGATACCAAGAATGGATGATGTTTCAGGAGAACGTTATTTTGTAAAGTTTACACCTGAAGTGATTGAAAAAATTCAACAAAAGTTTATGATTGAACAGAGGTTAAGAGATACAAATCTTGAACATACTGACAAAAAGTTTTCTGACGCAGTAATGGTAGAGAGTTGGATTGTTGATGGTGAGTCCGATAAAGCCTATTCAATTGGTTTCACCAAAGACCAAATTCCTGTAGGCACGTGGATGGGAGGATACAAAGTCCTTGAAACGAATGAAGGGAATGAAATTTGGGATAAATATATCAAATCTGGTAAAGTCAAAGGTGCATCCGTTGAAGGAAATTTTATATTAAACTTTTCACGTGAGAAAACTGATGAATATTTATTAGAACAGATAATTAACATATTAAACGAAATTAATTAAAATGAACGCAACAGAAGCAATTAACAGAATCGCATCATTGTTGAATCTTAACTCAAAGGTAGAAAAGTTTATGGTGACCAAACTTGAAGATGGAACTACAGAAGTATCCAACAACAAGGAAGGTGACTTTATGATTGATGATACATTGTATATCGTCCAAGAGTCAACCTTGAAACCAGCACCAGAAGGAACACACACAACACGTGAAGGTATTAAACTTTATGTGAACAGTGAATCCAAGATTGTAAAGATTGAATCTGCATCAAGTGTAGAGGAATCTGAAACAGAAGAAGAGGTAGAAACAACAAGTGATATGATGTCATCCGCAGTCCTTACAGACGGAACAAAGATTGAAACCGATGAAGATGGTGAATTTAAGGTTGGTCAACAACTTTATGTAATCACTGAAGCAGGTGAGAAGGTAACTGCACCAGAAGGTGAACATACCACAGAATCAGGAATCACAATTGTGACTGATGGTGAAGGTAAAATCACAGGTGTAAAATATCCTGACTCAACAGGTGAAGGGTCTTTAAGTGATGACAAAAATGAAATGAAAAAAATGAAAGAAGTAATGTCAGAAATGGTAGGTCTTCTTACAGAACTAAACAAGTTCAAAACGGATTTTGAATCCATTAAAAAAGATTTTGAGGAATTCAAAAAACAACCTGATAGAAAACCTGTAGTAAAGACAAACTTTGCTAAAGAAAACATTTTGGATTGGAAATTGGAATTACTTAAGAATTCAAAAAAATAAAAATAAAAAAAATAATTAAACAACAACATTAAAATTATGGAAAATAATAAGAAAAAAATGGAGTTCAATTATGATTTAACAGCACTACCCGAATATAACTCATACGGCTCAGAAATGCTAATAAAGTCATTTTTAGGACTTACTTTACCACGTTATTCATCAGTAAAACCAAACTTAAAGGGAACAACCGAGAAGGTAGGTTTCTTGACTGATGATGTGTTCTTGCAGGACTTGAGCTGCGGATTTACACCAAGCGGCACAACTACTCAAGATTTAGTAACTATTGACCTTTGCAATAAGAAGATGAACATGCAGCTTTGTGCTTACGATTTGTATGACACCTATTTGTCACAGTATTTATCTAACTCAAATTTCCAAGAGGCGGTTCCATTTGAACAGGCTATCTTAGAAGACATTAGCAATCGTGTATCTAACGAGATTGAAATTCAATTGTGGAGAAATACTACTGCGACAGGTGCAACTCAATATAACTCACAGTGTTTCAACGGAATGACCGCTTTAATTACTACGGGCAACGGAGCTAACAGAATCGCATACACAGCAGCTACTCCGACCAATGGTTTGGACGTATTTACTACATATTACCAAAATATTAGCGATAATTTGTTACACAGAAATGACTTAGTTATTTATTGTTCTTACTCAGATTACCGTGCGTTAATCGCGTCTATGAGAAACAACTCATTTATCAACTTGTTTGTTGACCCAACATCTGTTGGAACTGACACTCAGGATTGGTCAATTATGTTACCTGGTAGTAACTGTCGTGTAATCCCAACTCAAGGTCTTACATCACAGAACAAGGTATACGCAGGTGCTGCATCATACGTAATGGTCGGAATGAACCAAGAGATGTTTACAACTCGTTCAATGTATGACCCTTTTGAGGATATTATTAAATTGAATTTACACGCTACTTACGGTGTGGGTGTATTTGATATTTCATCTTGGTTAGTAGCAAACTAATCATATAAACTATTAGCTAAATAATAATAAGAAATATGAGCTGCTATATTGAAAATGGATTCTCCCTTGACTGTAGAAATGCGTCAACGGGCGGTATTAAAGAAATGTATATTCTTGGAGCATCAGGAAATACAATTTCAGGTTGGACATCAAATGCTAACGACCAAATTACCTCAATATCGGGCTCAGGCGTATTCTACAAATTTGAATTGGTTAAACAGAGTTCTTCATTCAGTGAAGCGATTTCTGTAAACACAACCAGTCAATCTGTAACGTTTGAACCGACATTAACTATAAATCTTCCGAAGATGAACACTACGTTACGTAATCTTTTCCAAAATCTGGTAAGTCAACAAAACGTGTTCGCAATCGTGAAGGACAACAACAATCGCTGGTGGAGTTTTGCGTTCACCAACGGAGGTCTTGTAACCGCAGGAACGCTTCAAACAGGCCAATTGTATAACGATTTGAACGGCGTTTCAGCGTTAACAATTTTGGGTGGTGAACCCAACGCAACACAGGAAATCGTTGTTACAAACGATAACCTTGCAGGTATCTTAACAGGTATTACTGTATCTCAATAAAAAAAACAAAAGGGGGAGTTTCCACGTGGAACTCCCCTTTTATAGCCAAGAAAAAAATTAAAACACAATGGAGTGGAACGGAAGAAAAATTAGACCTGTTGGTAACGTAATTAAATCAAAAGAATTTGATTTTCAAGATGCATTAAAACCTTTGGGTGAAAAAAAGAATAATGGTTTTGTATGGGTTCCTGGTGGTCAGTTTGGTAGTGTTCAATCACCTGATACTACACCACCTGTGTCACCAAGTCCAACACCGACTGTAACGACAACACAGACATTGACTCCTACTCCGAGTGTAACCCCAACATTAACAAACACTCCAACCAATACAGGGACACCAACAAACACTCCTACTCCGAGTGTGACCCCAACACAGACGATTACACCTACTAATACGGGAACACCAACAAACACTCCAACTCCAACATTTGCTTTTGATTCAGACGCATTAAACTATATCAACACACTTGTTACATCGGGAGCAACACTATCATTTACAGAAAAAACATATATCAATAATTTCTATGTAAATGCTAAATCACAGGGGGTTTATTCATATTTTGGTGATTTCTATCCAATGTTGGGTGGAACATCGTCAACACACTCAATTAACGCAAAATCACCAGGAACATATAACTTAACATTCTTTGGTGGTTGGACACACAACTCATCAGGAGCAACTCCAAATGGAACAAATGCTTACGCTAATACAATTCAGGATAATGCTATTTATCCAAATAGTTTGGGATTAACGGGTTATTATGTTGGTTCATCTTATTCAGGTGGTAGTGGTCAATATATCTTCAGTAATAGAATTAGTGTTACAACACCCGTTATATCATACAGACAACAAAGAGCAGGTGCTACGGGGAATATTTTAGGTTATGGATTTAGAAATGGTGTTGAAAGACCAAATGGAACTGGTAATCTAAATTACATGTTCGGTTACCAACAATCAATGAGAACTGCTGGTAATACTATTTGGTATTACGCACAAGCAAATCTAATATTGAGTGGAACATCAGTAGCATCAACAGCTGGACCATTAACTGATTATGTTCAAATCGCAAGAGATGGAACAACAAACTATGGTGAAGGAAGATGTCAATTCGCAAATATTTCATCTTGGAGTGGTTCATCACCAACATCAGGACAATTAACAATAATGAATACATTAGTCAATCAATTACAGAGTGACTTTGGAAGGAGTGTAATATAATGGAACAAGTAGCAATAATAACTGAAATTGAAAAGAATTATTTGGACGGAGAATTGGTTCAACCTGATTGGTATTTCAACCCTATATTAGATTGTAACGATAATTGGGTTATTTCATCACAGGAAATTGAATCATCTATTTATCCACAAAATGACTGGGTTAAACAACTATCTTTAATTGATTGGTGTAAACCAATACCATCACCATCAGGTTCAACGATAAATGTATAATATTGGTGGAATAGCATTTAACGAATATTACATAAAGAGTGTTGAATTGGAATTAGACACTTGTAATTTAACAATAAAGGTGATATTCCACAAAGATAAAAAAAGAATTGAAAGAGAAAGACACTACAAGATACAAACAGATTGTAATGTTGATATAAATGAGTTAGTTAGAAACTTGGGTAATATAATAAAAGATGAGTAGAATTTTCATAAGAAAACAATTTAGTAATTATCTTGGTGAACAACGTGCGATAGATGATATTGTTACATTCTTTATCCCTGATGGTCCACCACCTTCACCAACACCTACTCCTGTTCCTGTCACTCCTACGCCTACCCCGAGTATTACACCGACTAACACACCAACGGTTACAAACACTACAACTCCTACGGTGACTCCTACGACAACGAATACTCCAAGTGTAACCCAAACCATCACCCCTACAAATACAAGTAGTCCTACACCAACGAACACTCCTGTTCCTGTCACTCCTACGCCTACTCCGAGTGTAACAACAACGATGACCCCAACAGTGACTCCAACGAATACAAGTAGTCCTACACCAACAAACACTCCAACACCAACCGAACCTGGTGGATATAAATTACAAGCCGAAAACTCTGACTTTATACAAACTGAAGGTGGAGACGAGATAAATATAGAACATTAAAAAAACAAATAAAAAACGATGGCAAACGTAAAAATAAGTGCTTTACCTTCTTATACTGGCTCCGCTGCGGACTTAAG